CATATCTTCATATAAAACAACACTTATAGTTCTTTCTGTATTATATATTTTATGTATTGTTTTTTTTGGAGTGTTTATCGCAAATGATTTTGAAGCATTAGTACTATAATTTCTAAAATCACCAAGACGATATGGTTCAGAAGTACCACCATGAAGCTGATAAAAATTATATGTAGCAGAAGGATAATATATATTACCCCAAGTATTATCACCTTCAAGCCGTTCAGCAATATCAAAAATAGTACTAAAATTATTAACGTTATATTTAATTTCTGGAACTAACATTCCACATCTTACAATACAAGGAGCTCCGTTATATGATGTAACATCAATGGTTCTATCTTCTCGTACTGGAGGAATATCAGTAAATGGTTGCGAATAAGCAATCGGTTTATATTTAGACCAAGGAACAATACCATCACTCTTACAAAGAGTAGCAAGGTCATTGCTACTCTCTCCAAGAGCTTGTTTAACATCATCAATACTTACAGGAGCACTAATAATACCATTAATATAACTCATTTTTTTCTCCTTTCTTCTTTACATTGTTTATAGCTTTCTTAATTTTGATGTCACTAAGACAAGTAACTCCACCACTAACGTAGAGATTTCCTTTGACTTCTAAGTTTCCATCAATTACCACATCATTCTCAATCAACTTAGTGTCAGAAGAAATGGTGGACGATACCACATAGATAGGCTTCTCCACCTCCTTGATTACTTCCTTCGTTACCACTTTCTCAACTGGAACTTCCTTGATAACTTCCACTGGAATCTCCTTGATTACCTCCTTGATAACCTCAACAGGAACTTCCTTCGTCACCACCTTCTCCACGGTCTTGACCACCTCAACCGTAATGTTGGCATCGAATACCTTTGCCAACCATTGAATAAATTTCTTCATAAGCCTAATTTGCATTAACATAATATTGAATGTCATCTATTGTAAATACTAACCTAGTTTGACTTGATACTTTAGATATAAGAATATCACTTAATATAGCACCTTGGTTTCCACTTTCGTCACAAAATGAAATACTTTTTGTTGTAATATCATGAGCAACAACACTATTATCAAAATAATACCAACCAGCATTCATAAAAGACATACAGTTTGAATCTATAATGGTACCTAGAAAATTGTCACCACCAATATCTTCATAACTATCACATAGACATATATACTGATTGCTATTAGCGTGATATAATTTTAATGTATTAATTTTATTATCACTTGCCTCAGTTAGATAACTTCCATTACTAAAATTATATGTAGGAGAAGTAACACTCCTGAAAGTAAAGTCAACATTGTTACTTGTAGTGGCACTATTACTTACACCGAGTGCAGTTATACCTCCAGTAGCATAAACATTTCCTTCTATCTTGAAAGCATTATTAGCTCTATCCCAAGAGATTTTACCACCACTAGCTCCAGAACCAAAATGAATAGCATTGGTATTAACGTCAAAGACATTGCTCTTGAAATCATAGTGCCTGCTTAAATTGTCGGTATAAATCCTCGTTACATAGGCATCCAAATTTATCTCTCCATCAGACGATTCTTTCAGTCCATAACCAATATGGAGTGTATTGTTTGTGCGGTCAAGCATATTGCCACTGTTCATCCAAAGCTGAATAGAACCACCTCCTGTCGAACCCATCTTCAAATTCCCAGTGATGTTATCCGTTCCATTGAAGCTCTGTCCCCAGATTGTTCTTGCGTTGGCTAATCTATCAGCAGCACTGGCATTACTTACCTTGGTGCCCTTCACGTAACTGTTAAGACCACTTATTTCACTTGTTGAATGGGTGTGGCTGCTAGGTGTGAACGTGCTCGGCTTGCCAGTCACATTTTCCCAAGAGACACTACCACCACTGGAACCACCACTTCCGCCTGAAGCAGATAAAGTAATGTATTTATGATTAGTATCCCAATCTACATTAAGTCCACTACCAAAGATTATCTTAAAATTATCTTCGCCATTCCAACTTTCTGCTGAACCATCCTTATAGAAAGTTAAACTACCAGCAGTAGTACCACTGGAACCACTTCCACCACCAACAGGAATACCAACATCTACACAACCTTTGTCAGAATTTGGTCTAATAGTTGGTTTTATACCAGTAATACCTACAAAACGTAATTTAGTTGCACTAACCCAACTCTCACTTCCTCCTGAATATTCTGGTGTTTGTGCTACTTGTATAGAACCACCACCACCACTAATCTCAGATTCATTCTTCCAAGTATATTTAGAACCAGTCCAATAAAGAAATTGAGGAGTACCATACGAAGTCTTTCCTAAGTGGTCATTCATTGCACTCATAACAGGACTTAGAGCAACGCCACTTCCAGTAGAAGTTTTCCAAACGAAATTACTACCATCATAAGTCAGTACTTGACCGTTAGCGGTAGGGAAAGGATTGTCACTATTAAGTTTGGTAAGAAGAGTTCCCAAAGAAGCACTACCGCCTCCCGATGTACCGCCACCGCTGCCAAGAGCTGTTATTCCACCAGTGGCATAGAAGTTTCCGTCAAAGCACAAGTCACCGTTCTTGTCAAGATGGAGTTTCTTTCTGATGACTGTTTCGCCATTGGTTGATTGGAACTCTATACCGGTGACACCAGACATTTCGCCTGTAATCGACTTAGATGCAGGGTCAAACTTTCTTCCCCACCAACTGTACTCAGAGAGGTCGATGCTTGTACCACCGCCTGTATTGCCACCACCATTGCTCACAACAGGAGTCTTCCATACGAAAGATTGACCATTCCAATAGAGGTAGCCAGTTGATGTCGGCATATCCATCTTGTTCAGCTCCGTCACAAACGGATTCAACTTGATGGGTTTCCATGAATAGGTGGTGTCCTTCCACACACCTGCCTCGTCACACACGTAAACACTGCCATCGACTATCGCCCAATCGGTCACGGTAGGCGATGGCACTGCTTGCTTCAGCTCGTCAAGGGTTCTGTAATAATATCCCTTGTTGCGTCCTGTGCCGTTGTATGTGAAGAACTTGTATGAATCACCATTCGTCAAGGTCACGGTGATTTCATTCTTTCCACCATCCACGTTTGACGTGGAAGTCTGTGCGATGCTGCTCACGCCCACACCACGCTCACCTTGCACCACGCCAAAGCTTCTGTACTGACCGTTTCGAACCGTTCCGTTCGTACCAGTCCAAAGATAAAGCTCGCCATTGTAGAAATAGCCAAACCGTTTCTCCTCGTCCGTTGGGTTCAGAGGAAAATCGCTCTCGCTGACACAAGCCTTTGAAAACAATAAGTTTTGAACGGTTGAAAGCACCTCGTCCCAATAGGAATCACGGTTCTCGTTCACGCACCACGTCCCACGATCAGGATTCCACCAATGCTGCCATCCGTTAATATCCACATAGTCCCCATCGACACCTCCGTTCGGATATGCCCTGTTGACCTCATACAAGTTCCTGTACGTTCCCCTAAAATGCAAGGAGTTCTTATCCATATCAGCTAAAATTTGAAAGTTTACTAAATCGCTCAGCCAAATCGGCTTGCTGGTTACTGCCCAAGTAGATGCTCGCCGCACGGTATATCACGTTTTGGCGGCAAATGTCCAGGAGCGCAACGGTCAGTCTCGAATCATCGCCGACGGCCTCCACCTTAGCCTTCGGAATATATGTAAAGACTTCCACTAGATGGTCATAGACATTATCCACCGTACCAGAGACATGGCTGCTGTACCGCCCTGCCGTGAAGTACATCAGCACACGGTTGCCACCGCTGCGCACGGTCAGGAATCCCCTTGGCTTCTGAGGCGTGCCACGCCCCCACCGTGTGGCTTGCATCCTAGCCTCCTGGCTCTGTATCGGCAACAACTCATACAAGCTCTGCTGCCAACTTCTCAGCCTCAACTCATATAGGCGCAAGAAGTCCTCGGGAACGATGAGATAGCCATGTCCATCGGTGTATTTGTACTGAATTGACGTGTAATCTTGCTCCACGCCCGACACGGATGCCTTCACATGCTGTGGAATAAGAAAATCAGCTGGAGCCTCAACAAGCAACATGTTAGCCGCCGACTCCAGGCACTGACGGATGATGACATCAGTGTCATCCACGATAAGGTCATTCATGTCATCATGGCTTATCTCACTGATGGCCTTCCGCACCTCTAAAACTAGTTCGCTCATCAACGCTTCCATATACATTATTATATTATAAATGTTAGAAATCCATCTCCACGCCGTTTTTCTTCGCCTCGTCCTTCACGCTCTGGGGGCTTTTCAGCTTTCTCGTATCTACGCCAAAGGTCTTGGCAAGATAGTTCTTGGCCTTGGTGATATTCTCGAAGTGAAGGGCATTCTCGTTCGTCACGTGCTCTTCTTCATGCTTCTGCACCTGCACCTCTTCTGGCTGACTCTCATCGATGATGCGCCCAGCTTTCGTTAGCGGATGCTTCCGGATGCAGTCTGCCACCTGCTTATTGTCCGTGAGATAAGAATAAGCATTGTTACTGCACCGTTCAAACTCCACACTCTTGATAAGTCCGCTGGGCAGAGTCACCACAAAGATGAGCATACTGTTTGCTACAAATCTATACATATCTTTTGTGTTTATGGGTGAAGGGATAGCGAGACCTTTCAGCCTCAGCTATCCCCGATTTTCGATATATGTTAGAAAACTATCAGCTCCCTATTACGATGATTAAGCTGCCTCCTGAATCTGCTCATCGGTCACACCGTCTTCGGTGAAGGTTGGACGAGATACACGGGCATGGGCATCAGGGAATGTCAATACCCAGCAACTATACTCTTCCATCACCACACCTGCAGTGTTGCGAATCAGGAGATCCTTGGCGTTAAACTCGTTGCGTGACCAAGTACCGAATACATATTTGTCAAGATAACGAGAATCCAGACAGAAGGCTCTACCATCCATGCCCCAACTATTGAAGGCATCGTGACGATAGATGAGAATCTTTGTTCCCATGCTCTCAAACTTCTCGAAGTCAAGTTTCCATCCCTGGTAGTCCTTTTCGGTCTGTGTAATGATACGCTTGTTAGAGCGGAGGTTAGCAAATGCCTGATAAATCAGGTTGTCTACGAAGAGCAACTTGGTACGGCTGGAGTTACCTGCACCCTTCAACATGGATGCAATAAACTGGGTCAACTCCTTCTCGCTAATCACATACTCATATACCTGCTTTACCTCTTCCTTTGTTCCAGAAGTCCCATCAGGTACGGTCACTTTTACGGTTACAGGAACAAGAGTACCATCTGCCTGCTTACGCATCTTTGGCTCCCAGTGTCCAATCTGCAAATCCTTACCTGCTTCCCAGAAGATGCCACCCATCGTGTAAACAAGACCTACATCCTTGCCACCATTCGACATAGAGCGATAACCAAACAGTCCACTCAGCTCCTGACCCTGGCGCATATCGTCCATCGCCATTTTCTCCTGTCGGGTGAAGTCCCACTGCACCTGGGTCTTGCTCATACGGTCGATAAGAGACTCCTCCACCTGCATGATGAATCGCTGGCAATACTGGAAGCTCTTGTCTGGCATAGAGTAGTAGCTACCTGTCTCTACCTCTTTTTCACCAGCTGCTCGTCCCAGTCGCATCACTACCGTACCTACGGCAATATCCTCAGGAAGATCTCTGTTACCACGTGCGTTGTTTTTCTTTCCGTTCAGCGCATAACATGTAGGGTTTCCGTCATTGTCAACCTCAGTTACACGCAACTGCAAAGGAATCATTTCGCTTCGGTCAGTACCATTATCCTTAAAGCCCAGATAGCTGTTCACCATGATAATGTCGCCTACACCGAATACGGTAGGATTCTCTACCTTCAAGGTCACAGAGCCACCATTTGTGGTTTTAGTAACCTTTTCCGTCAATTTTGTTTTGATTGGTCGCTGACCGATGGAATAGTACTCGATGCGGTTACTGTCCACAGGAGTCATTCGCTTCGAGGCTCGAAGAATCTGGTCGATTGGGCAACTCTCCAGCTTCATTTCTACCACGGTAGGGTTCACATGAGCCACATAGTAGTCCCAGTTATTCATTTTCTCCTGCTGCTCCTGGCTTCCACCCTGCCACTTTGGACCCGTGCCACCTACACCTGGCCCATCCGTTGGACCTATAGGGCCACCGCCTCCTTCACCTGCAGGAATATTAGGAGGAGTTTCTGCCATAGCATAAGAGCTGCCACCACTCAGGATCATGACTACAATCGCCATCATGAATCCAAACCATTTCTTAAACTGTTTCATAATCTGCTAATTTTTAAACTATTAATTATTAATTATAAATTCTTAATTGAAGTTTACATGCCAACCATCTTGCTGTACACCTGTTCCGTCCGGCTCTTCTCTTTTGGAAGTGCAGGAGCACCACCGCCACCATTGATGTTGATGTTCTTCTTGCCACCCTGTTTTCCATCGTGAAGCTGCCTCTGCTGGTCTATTTTCTCGTTCTTGCCACGCTTATAGCCTCGCTCCTCGGCATCAGTAACAGCCTTGTCAAAGTCCTTGATCTGGAAGAGGCGCAAGAAGTCTGCCTTCTTCAAGTCATACCGGACAGCTCTCCATACGAATCCATCATCATCGTGGTCTTCGCCATCCTCGCTACGCTTGTACATCCATTCTATCAGGTCATTGATAGACTCAGGCTTAATCTTGGCTTCCTTCATGGCTTCATCAAGCTCCTTATCCTCTTGCTCCATGTTGGCTGCAAGTTTCTCCTTGCCCTTGGCTAGCTTCTCACTCGCATCGAGCTTTTCCTTCTCGCTAGCCTTCAAGCGTTTCCTTGCCTCCTCGTCACCATTGATAGCTTCGATGTAGTCCTGACCCAGCTCGTCTATCAGGTAGTCGATAAGGTTAAAGTCGCCACCATCAGCATTTTTCTTGGTCACAAGACCTGTCACCAACCCAGGAGCATGAGGATTTTCTTTCAGCATATTGTTGAAGTCGTCCATCTTTTTCTTGCTTTGGTCGTACTGGTCGTAATCGGTCGCAATTTGGTTAAAAACAGCCTCATCATCGTCCATATTCAGGTCGGGATAACGCTGCGCAAAACTCTCTCTGAAAGAATCTCGCTTCGATTTAACATTCTGATTATCAATCGTTTCTTTTGCCATAAACGTTCATTTTTAATATTTGTGTGCTAAATTAAGGAAAATTTCGCATTACTTTGTGATAAGTTCTGCATCTCGACGAATTAATTTTGTTGCATGAAACATCTAAATTCCATATCCGAAATTTACCTTAAAAGAGACCAGGAAATGTTTCTGCTCTTTCGGAAAGCCAAGAGGATGGTAGAATATCCTACCACCATGGCTAAGATATGCGATTACATCGCCCAGATGCCTGCCTCTTGTTATTATCTGGCTGATAGCACTGCCTATCGGTATATATGCAAACGCATTAAGGGCGAAAAACCAAAATTCGGAAAATACCAAGCCATGAAGGAAAAACTCTTCGAAGCCTTCTATCAGGACTTCCTGCGCCTCCGGCAGATGGATCAATACAAGAAATACAATACCAAGAATCTTGTGTATGTGTGCCTGGATCTCCCTGCGCCCAACCTGGGCATGGCTCCTCGCTACATACAGATGAAAATCAACCATCATTTCCGCAACAAGAAAACGTCATTCATAACTCGATAAATCTCTTCTATTATGCGTACATTATATATAACACTTCTCATCATCCTCCTGATGGCTTTCATCATTCCGCTTCATGCCGACATGGCTGTATCGCCATCAACTCCAATATACTCCCATTTCGTTTACATGTTCGGTCATGCCAACTTCATTCATTGGTCTGTCAATGCCTGGTGCCTGTTGATGGTACATCGTCAGTTCCGCTTCCATCGTCTGTTGGCTTCATGGCTGGCGTCCGTGGCTCTCTCCTTCCTCTATTATCCGTCCCTCCCGGTCTTGGGTGCATCGGTCATCATATCCTTCTTCATGGGCTTCACTGCTCCCTGGCTCTACCATAGAAAGCGCCTAGCCTTCTTTCAGATGCTCATCCTTCTGGTAATAGGTTGCCTCCTCCCTCATATAGCTGGCATCTACCACCTCATCCTCTTCGCCATAGGCTTCATCTATGCCAAGGCAGAGAGTTTCGTCCACAGAGCCAACGCCATAAAAATATAGGAGGCAAATCATAAAGTTCAATATTCAAATCTCAAAGTTCAAAGTAAAGAATGTCTTCATTAAAGGTACGACCTCAGCAGCAGATTTCCGATAAGAAGCTCAAAGAGATTCTTGCCGAAAATACGAGGAGATTGGAAAGTCTCCTCGCAAGCTATCGTCCCATTACTGGAGAGAATGCACCTGGTCTTCGATTCGAGTGTGTCATTGAGGATTTCTTGAAGGGCAAGAAACTTTGGCTTCCGGTAGAAATGTTGAAGGAAAAGAAGTTTTGCGCCATCATCAAGTGCGGTTCTATCTCTGCCTTCTGCGAGAAGTACATGCCCGACCTCGACCAAGAGAAGGCACGCGATGCAGTATTCCGCTATCTCATCCGTCTTCGCTGCAAGCACGATTTTTATTTCTTCGCCTACGCCTATGCCAGAATCAAGAACAAGGATGGTGGCGATGATATACCTTTCCTTCTCAACCATGCACAGATAGGTCTCACCAAGGATTTCGAACGGCAACGCCTTCATGGTGAGCTGCACAGTATCTTGATTATCCTCTTGAAGTGTCGCCAATGGGGTGGTTCTACTGATACCGAGGTTTACATGTTCTGGATTCAGATGTTCTGGAAGACCAACTGGAATAGCAACATCATCGGCCACCAGTCTTCATCTGCTACCCAGGTGTTCGATATGTACGAGAAATTGGCGAATGCCATCCCTACATGGCTCTACTATGAGATTGGAGAGACATTCAAGGAAGACTCTCGCAAACTCCGCACATCAAGCACTCAGAACAACATCAAGTACCTCATCCCTCGCTCCTGCAAGATACAGACTGGTTCGGCTCGTAACCCTGAGTCCTGCCGTTCTGCCGATGCAGCTATGGCTCACATCACCGAGGAAGCCTTTTTCCCTAACACTACAGAGTGGACTCCACAGAAGGTTGTCAATGCCGCAATCTCGCCTATCAATGTTACGAGACCTTACACCTTCATCGTGCGAGAGTCTACCCCTAATGGGCGTGAGAATGAGTTCCATGATGAATGGGTGCGTGCCAACTCTTTCGACAAGGACGGCAATCGCCTTTCCATCTATACCCCTTACTTCGTTCCATGGTTCGACATCGAGAAGTATATCCTTCCTTTCAAGTCTGAGCAAGAAAAGATTGATTTCGTTCTTTGGCTCTACAAGAATCGTGAGGATGAGCAATATCATGGCTCTTACTTCTGGTGGCTTTGGGAAATCAAGGGGGCAACCCTCGAAGGCATCCATTGGTATGTGAATGAGTGCAAGAAGTATAGCGACTTGGATGGTATGCGCCAAGAGTACCCTTCCGATGATGTGGAAGCCTTCCTATTCTCCGGCACAACCGTCTTCGACCCTTACAAGTTGAAGGAAATGGAAGAGGACTGCAAGGGCATCGAGCCTATCATGGTGGGCGACATCGAAGGTGATTCCTACGATGCTGCCGATGATGCTTGCATGAACAATATCCGCTTCGTGGAGCGTTTCGGTGGACCTCTTAAGGTATGGGCTGGACCCGACAACTCCGAGATTGTCAAGCATCGTTACATTGTTGCCTGCGATATTGGTGGATCACATAAAACCTCCGACTTCTCAGATATAGTTGTCTTCGACCGCTACGATGAAATCTACGGTGGCGTTCCCGAACTGGTAGCCGAATGGCATGGCCACTGCGATGCCGATCAGTTAGCCATGCGTTGCGCCCAGATAGCTCATTTCTATAATGATGCTTATCTGGTCATAGAGAACAATACCGCTTACTCTCGCATGAACAATACTGAGGGTAATCAGTCAGAACTGTTCTTCCCTATCCTCCTCCCACTCTACGACAACCTGTATAGTGCCTCTCAGTCAAAGTTGAAGAAGGTGAAGAATATAGAGATGAAATGGGGATTCAATACAAACAAGAACACCAAGGTGGCAGTAGTAAAAACGATGGCAAGAATCATCCGTGATGGTGGCTATATGGAGCGAGAACTAGCAGCCATAGATGAATGCACCTATTTCCTCTATTACAAGCAAAACGACTGCTACGGTGCCATAGCCGGAAAGCATGATGACCGAGTGATGGCTAGAGCCATTGCCCTCTACGTAGAAAAGGACATGCCAGCCCCGGAAATCATCCCATTCCGCTCAAAGTCCGATATAGAGCGAGAACGCCTCCGCAACCGCCCTCCAGTAGTAGCCGAGTTAGCCGGAATAGGTGGCAGTTAAATAGGTAGCAGCTAAGATAGTTTCCCCCTCTGAGCCTCCGTTCCAGGCGATTCCATCGCCTGGCTCCCAATAAGTAAGTTAACAATTAAAAATCAAGAAAAAATGAAAAAAGTTTATCAAAATCATCTTCGCAAGATGCTGATAGCCATCTACCAGCCAGTAATCACTCGTATCGAGCTCATCCGCTCCACCCGAATGTGGCAGAAAGGCGTCAAAGCCACCCTAGCCAAGTACCAGGAAGGAGGTGCTCCACGCTTCTACCTGCTCTACGACCAGTCCCACAAGGATTGGGCTATCATGACCTACGACCCCAACCGCAAGCAGCTCCTTGCCTACCGTCGCCTAGTCCAGCTAGGCAAGTGGAAGGCAACACGCTACTTCCGAAACGTGGAAGACATCAAGGCAGCCTCCTACTACTACACCCCTTCCAAGTGGGGAGCAATCGGTTGCGATGCCGACAACAAGGTTAGAGCCAAGAAGTTGAAGCAATGGCAAGAGTATTACATGTATCGTGTTTCCGTCCAGATGGAAAAGCTACGCTCCTACAAGAAGAAACATGGAATCTCTTAAGCCCACACAAAAAAAGGAAGAGAAAGCCATCACGGTTTCCTCTTCCTCAACCTTTTTACATTTAAACTAAAAAACTTAAAGTCTATATATACAACGTTATAATTTTTATGTAGCTGTAGATGCCGATGGCAAAGCAGCCAAGTCATTTGTACCGCTGTTTCCATCTTTCAGATGTGCTGCTGGCGTACCAGTCTGCTGTTGCCCTGCTCCAGCAATAGGCATTTCGCCATTTGCTTGCTGCTGCGCTTGCATGGCTTCTAGCTTCTCCAACTGCTCCTTGAAGTACTTCTTCATTCTGTTCGTACCAGGGAATTGTCCTACGGTCAGCATCGTATATGGGTCCATCTTACCGCTGGTCATGAAGTTCCAAGCCATATCGTTGTTCGTGGCCCTGATAATTGGGCTGTAAGCATCCAGGTCGATGGCTACGTCCAGATCCATATCCCTCATGGTCTCCGGATTGAAATGTATCTCGAAGTCATCCCCGGTCAGTTTCACGCTGTCCGCTGCGGTGCAGAACTCCTGAATCAGGTACAGCTTCTTCTTGGCGATTCTCACCTTGTAGTTATTGAAACTCTCCACAAAGTCCTGAATGGTGGTGGATGATGCCTCTCTCTCCAGCTGATACTGCTTTCCGCTGGTGTTGCGATGCTGTCCCTGCAGAGCACCCTGCACGCCTGTACCCTCTCCTGCCATAGTCTTGGCAAAATTCACCATGAAGTCAACTCCTGCCGGAATACTCTTGTTGACCAAAGTCTGCGGTGGCTTACCTCCATTCTTGGAGTTCCACAAGATAATGCTATCAGTTTTGGTATAGTTCACCTGCATTTCATCAATGCTCTGTTTCTCGCTCAGAGCATTCTCGTCCACAAGCATCGTACCCTTGGCACCATTGGCCACGATGAAGTTAATCATCATCATATAATGGTTCAAGGTGCGCTGATTGTTCTCGGCACGCATAGTGAAACTTCTTACCTCGCCATTCAAACAAGGATATGCCACGAAGGTATATGGCATGATGGAAGTCCTGAAACCGTCTCTCAGCACATAGTAGGGCGATTCCCTCGCATCCAGCAGATAGCCATTCGGTGTAAGGTATCTTCTGAACCAATACGTTTCAGCCTCAGCCTTCATTTCGATGGTTTTCAACTCCGATGGGTCCACATAATAGATAGGCTCACCGTTCTCATCGAGCACTGGCAGACCGTTCTCGTCCTTCATGATGTTGGCTTCCTCCAGCTTCCGCTTCTTCTCCTCGTAGAAGGCTCGTTGGTCGGGAGAGGCATAGCCACATGTCCCGGCATCCCAGTCATGCACCCAGATGGCTGGTCGGGTCTCTTTCGTCCATATCTCCAATACCCTGTACTTGCCGATTACCGAAGAATGGGTGAAATCGTCTATCCCGGCATACTGTGCTTCACCGTTTGGATGATACGTCTGCTCAGGAGCGAAATGATGCTGTGTCTGCAGATAGATCTCGCTCAGTTTGTCCGCCTCAGCCTTGCTTCCATCCGTAAAGGTGGCGATGATTTCTCTCCAAGTCAGATCATGAGCCTCAGCGATAAATTCCACATCGCTCAGGTCATACTTGAAGAAAGGTGGCAAGGCAATTTTGAAGATGTCCACCATATAGTCAAAGATGCCATTCTTGCCATCCTTTCTGCCATAATAGGTTTTCATGCCCACAAAGGCGAAAACACAGAAGGCATAGAACATCCTTGCATCCAGCTCCTGTCTGTCGTTCAAGTTGTCGTTCTGGCGAAGATACTCATTGAAGAAACTGATATAGTCCTCCTCGTTGGGATCTACGGCACTGCAAGAGGCTGTACTGCGTTGCTGGCGCACAAGTCCTACGAGAGAAAGCAGCTTGTCGCCTATCACGTCATATTCCAGGATAGGCATACCCTTCATTTCCATATACTGACGGATGCTTATCTTCCTACCGTTCCATTCTATCAGCTCTTCCAGCTGTCTGCCCATCACGAAGTCCTGCGCTCGCTTCCACTTCTTTCTCAGCTCTGCGCCATCATAGAAGTATTGGCAAGCCCATTCTATCAGCCGAAGGTTGCTGTCTGTCTGGGCAAACCGCTCCCGGCTCACTCCCTCCAGAGAGTCAGGTCCAGGTTCGGCATAGTTCGAAATATCATTAATAACACGATTATCTGGCATAATTCTTAATTTTTCGTCAAAAATACCGCCTTTTTGCCGATTCTTAGTGATAAGTTGCGCAACTTAACATTACTTTTTCATATTTTCTCCTTATTTTTGTTCCGCATTTCAATTTAAAACGTTTTAAATCATGGGTAAATCAATCAATGTACATGAAGCCTGCGTCATTACTAAAGATGATAAAGGCAACCTCTCCATGGTAGGCAAGGCGAAAGAAGCCCTCACCACATTGAAGAAAAATAAGGTTTCCGTCTGCATTCTTCTCTGCGACAACAAGAAGGAGGATGTGGAGAAGTTCCTTAACGACAATAACGTGCCTTTCGCCTCTCTCAGTACTAAGGAGGAGACCGATAAGGATGGCAACACCAAGCATGTTGACCCACCAAAGGCAGATGTCACCATCATGCCAAGTTCCAAGGTCATCACTCTTCGAGACGATTGGCAGTGGTGTTTGGATGATATTGCCAGACGCCTTTGGGGAAAGGAAAAGAAGGAGAATCCGAAGAGTGAGCAGCAGCGCATGGATGACAGCATGGCTGATTACATACGCTGGGCAACACCAAAAAATGAACCAGATAAAGCATCTGGTACTTCTCTCGGATAACATCGCTCCAACATCTTCAATTTTCAAAATACGATTTCAATCTTTTTGTTAAAAATAAAATTTATTTGGAATTTAGAATTTTACGACTATCAAAAAGGGACTCGCTGTGAAGCAAGTCCCTTTTTCTGTTTGTAGAAATATAGAACATTTTTTAGAGTGAAGTAGCCCGAAGGCTACTCCATTCCGTTCAGCTTTTCAAGCAGCTCCTTTCTGGTATTCCGAATCTCTACCAGTTTGGCAGCATCGTTTGTACCATCCATTTGCTTCTTAGCTTTATTCATCTTCCTTCTTGCAGCAGAGATAGCCTTTCTAGCCGCAAACAGCCGTTTGTTGGTCTTGCTGTTCTTAAAGGCATTTGCCTTCGCCTTGTCAACATCCTTCAAACGCTGATACTCCTGATAAGTCTCCATGGTTCCGTTCCAGACGTTCTGTATTCTCCAGTCCTCCGTCACGTCCTCAGCCTTAGCCTTCATCAGGTACTTGCTTTCAGCCTTCTCCATTTCCTTCAAGTCTTCATCACCGTTCAGATAACCCTGCACCATGTCCAGAGCCTCCTTCTGGGTAAAAGCCTTGTAATCACTCTGCGAGAGGAATTTCTTCATCTTCTGGCGCATCTTCTTCTTTTCCGTGATACTCTTGGCTGCATCAAAGCGCTGGCAAGCCACCTGCAGCGAAGTCACGCCATCATTCATTTCCGCACTCTCCAGTGCCTTCACACTGCCTATGGCAGCCTTAATCTGAGCCTCAGCATCAATACCGTTGCGCTGGCAGCTCTGATAGGTCATCACCACGCCCTCCATGTCACCGCTAAGGATAAAGTCCTTGAAGTAACTCTGAGCCTTCCATGGAGAGAATCCCTTAGAAGAAGGGAAGAAGAAATCAACAGCCTTGAACTCCTTATTCTCCTGACTCGGAATCAGGAAAGGCGCCCAGTACAAAGCATCCTTGTAAAGCAGTCCGATGGTCTTGCCATACTTGCGCTGAATCTCCTGATCCGCATGGCTGGCTTGGAAATCGCTCAGATAGTTTATATCATCCAAGGTCATTCTCACCATAGGGTTAGCCTTACCTATCATTCGCTGTACCATAGGTCCAGGGAACTCCAGTTCTCCCTTATGATTGAAAAGGTATTCCGGAACCTCACGGAACTGCTTACCATGTCTCACATACATTTCTGTACCATCTTCATATCTGCCTAAGAAGATCTTGCTCTGCTGACCAAGGCTGTTGCCTCTCATCAGATAGTCATACCATTTCATTCCCTCGTCACCATAAGCCAGTTCATACATGCTCTTATAGCTAGGGTTGGTCTTCCTGATCTCCTCTGCCTTCTTGCGCTCCTTCTCCTCGTCCATGGCACGGAAGGCAGCATTGATACCATTGGCAATTGCCTCGTAGAATACCATGAAGCCGATACCATAACAGAGGAGTGCAGAAATCTGTCTGCTTCTTCTGCCCTCGTCCTCCGGTGTAAGAATCCCATGGCCAAGTCGCTTGTAGTAATGCTTGAAGTTCTCAAAGGTTGCCTCATTCCATATAGAACCATATCCAGTTAATGCCAGGAAGTGTCGTGTGGTAGAAGCATTCCAGTCTGGTGAAAGAAGAACTCGTCCGGCATAGCGCAAGGTTCGATGGCTGGCTCCCAACACATCCCAGTGCTGACCGCCAAACATATCGTTCACAAACTGTCCGTCCTCGTCCAAAGCCCGGCTCAGTTCCTCCTCAGTCCAACCCTTCTTCTTGGCACGTTCCTTGGTCTTGTCTGCCCTCATCCGGTAGGTAGCAAGTTTCAGTCCGTCATGAAGGAAATCCCACAAGGCTCTATCCATGCCCTTATTGATGAGCGAAAGCATCTGCGTTGCCACCTTCAAAGGCATAGAAGCCAAAGCCACCGTTCCGGAAATTCCATTTCCGGCTCTCAGTTTCTCCTGCACCTTTATCATTGCATCGCGCATATTGTCAAACATGTTCTGTACATCCGCTGCAGCATAGTCGTTGGTCGCTCCGAACTTCACCAGATGGCTAGCAGCCTCTTGAAAATCCTCAGGATTGGCAAAGCAAGGTAGTTCATGGTTTTTGGCTGTATCTACAAAGATATACTTCATAAAGTTGGCCATGGCCTTCTTAGGACCAAACTCCACCATATTCTGTACCATATAAACCTCCGTCAATGCGCCAGCATGGAAACCACTAAAACCCAACTCCAGTTTCTTGGCACTTGAAGCCAAAGTGTCAACGGTTTCCCAAAATGGTGAACTTTCATATTGTTCAAATACAACACCAAATCGTTTAGCAGCACTTTTCTGGCGATAAAGAAGGATTTTTTTACCTGTGATGATATTTGGTATAGTATAATCCTTTGCATTTCCTTTATAGACCCATACAGGACCCAAACCCGGAATCTCAAAGTACTTATACTGCTCCAGGTTAAAAGGAGGCGTAGAAGAAAGCAGTGGGTCAGAAGAAACGATTTCTCCATCCTCATTCCGCTCAATCACGTTCAATCCACTCAACTCCTGCAGCATCGTCTTGTTTACCCAAGCTTCGATATTGCTTCTGCTGTAGTAAGCCATCATCTTTGTGATGTCCGTAGTCTTAGGCACAAGCCCCACGCTGATACCCTCCATCAAAGTACTGATGGTTCTCGGCTTCTCATTAGGACTCTTCGTTCGCTGTCTGTTCTCCACATACATCGCATAAGACCGCTTGTCAGACTTTTCCTTGTCCCAAATATGGTTTACATAGTCAACATTATAGCCAGTTCCCGCTTTCAAAGTATGATTATCCATCAACCAGTCGTAAGTATAGTTATACCAGTCACGGATGGAGTCAATGGCTGATTTCATTTCAGGAGAGAGATTTTTGTAATCGATACCCTTCGGCACAATCTGCTGCTTCACCAGTGGCAATACATGTTCGCTAAGAATGTCCGTTCCGTCAATAGGAACAAAACCTTCCTCGCCCTGATGATTGGCATTGATCACCTGCGCCATCTTGCTAGCCACCTCGCTCACAGCCTGCGGATCATCATATACCTCCACCTCCTTGCCATCTTTCAGCTCGGTATGCTTCTTGCCAGTCTCAGCAATCAGATCTGCCACGTATGGCTGGATAGCCTCAACATCAGCCGGCTGGATATGGATATGCCCCTTATCAAAAGCGCCAGTGGCATTCAGATCGTGCGCCAGGTCACGCAAACGTCTTGGAGCCTCTATTATATAAGGTATAGCCTCAGCCAGCTTCTCTGCCCGGTTCGGCTTGCCTTGGTAGTCAGAGAGCAACTTATCAAAGGCACCGCTATCAGCCATTTTCTCTATTCTGTTCTTCACATCATTGATATAGATGGCATCATCTGCACTCGCCTCCTCCATATTCTTTCTACGATGGATAACGGCATGCTTCACGGTCTTGGCAGCACCCTCCTTGCTCACGTCCGTACTGGTCACCTCAGCCAAGTCCTGCATCACCTGCTGCTCCAGGTCATCAGCCTTCGGATTGGTCTCTGCCGGATAAATCTTACCCTCGTACAGGTCCAAATCCGCTTGCTGCTGCTCCAGAAGCTCATGTCTGGCCAACCAGTCCTCGTACTTGCGTTTCACCTCCTCCTGCTTCTTCTTTTCGAAGGCAAACATATCAGGCATAGGGTCTTCCTGGTCCTTCATGGCATCCTTCCATTTCTCATATTCGTGAATACGAGTCATGTAGGCGCCATCCTCTTCGCCCTCCATACGGATAGGCATACCCATAGGCTCCTCGCTAGCAAGATGATGTCGCTCACGCCAGTCCTTATTAAGCTGTGCCCATTCCTTCTTGCCTGCCTCATCCTTGTCGATGTCATAGAACATAGGAGGCTCAGGGTCATTCTCATCCTCGCGTGCATTCTGCCATTTGCGCCACTCCTGTACACGTTTCATGTATTGAATTGTGCTTTCGCCCTTCTTCTGGCGTGGTTTGCCCTTACCTGCACCATCAGATAGCGCATCCTTGATTTCAGCATTGCTAGCCTGCTTCATCATGGCTTCCTGCTTCTCCTTAGGCATATTGTCCCAAACATGGAGAGCCTTGCCAGCCTTCATCAGGTAGTATCTCAAATCCTTGTCATTGAGAAGTCCCGGCACACGAATACCCAGCTTCTTCAATACCTTGATAAGATAATGCTTAATCTTGGTCCAAAGAGAAAAGTCCTCAGCAGTCTTAGGACCCTCCTCAGCCAAATGAGCGATATACTCCTGCGTTCCCACATTCATGCGATCAGGGTTCTTCCAGTCCGGATCATACTCATTTGCAATCTCCAGAATCTTGCCGCGAGTGCTTGCTGCGACAGAATTATAAACGAAATTAGCGAATTTTCTCACCTCATCTTCGCCACCCAGCAGCACTTCCATACCCTCATGGCCTATCTTCTCATGAAGCACCGTTCTCTCCGCCTCGCTCGCATCAGCACAGTTAGGCAGATAAACATGCACCGTATGAGTCTCCGGATCATACCATCCGGTAGCCCCATTCTTCACTTCACTCAGATAAGCATCCGGAACCTCATCCACAGAAGTGTAAACCGTAGCCTCAGCACCACCCAGTTTGTTGGCAGTGTTCACCACCTGGTCACTCACCTTCTTCTGCTTATCAGCATCCCAGTCATTCTTGAAGATAGATTTTCCAAGTCGTGCCAGCACATTTCTGCCCGATAAGTCATCCTTATTCAGCAGAGGAGCAATCACACCCTGGGTCAACTGCACCGGAATACCATTGCCAATGATGGTATGTGCCAAAGATTCCGTCTTAGGCAGCAGATAGTCATCACCAAGTCCGGTAATTCTCGCCAGCACCCTGCCATCAGCACGCAACACCTTTCCACCCGGCATGATGATCACGTCACCACTCTTGGTTCTCAGCGTTGGCAGAATCTCATCCCCATAGGCATGAGGAATCTTTCCGTCTGCATAGGCACTGCCCATCACGTAAAGAGGCTTCTCCACCTTCTGCCAGTCGATTCCGTCAGCCTTCAATCTAGCATCCATCCATGGAGCCACACCGCTTTCTTTCACCGTCAGAGTAGGAAGAATATCCTCCACAGCCTCTAGCCATCCACCCTTGCGTGGTTGCTTTTTAGGCTTCTCCGGCAGTTCTCCGTCCTTCACGGCTCTCACTATCAGTCGCTCCCTGCTGGTATAGCCACCATAGTCTGCGGCATTATACACGTCAGCATCCCATGTGTAGCCGTTCTTATCCAGTGCCTGGGTGATAATCTTCATCGCCTCAGAGTCCTTGTAGCCCTTCACGTTCTCGATAGTCACCACTCGCGGTTTCACGGCATCAATGAAGTCGGCAGTACTCTTGGCAGTCTCCTTGTCAAGTTCCACCTCTCCACTATTACTTTTGGCCTGCGAATAGTTCTTGCATACAGGCGAAGCATGGAAATACTCAACCTCACCATCTATATGCTTCACCAGTTCCTTTGGATCCACGTCTCTCACGTCAGCCGTAACAATATGCTGCCCGAAGTTATTGCGATATACACCGCTTATCTTCCGGTCATATTCCACGGCCACTACGGGGTCAATAATGCCCTTCAATCCCTCTTCTACCAGTCCACCACCGCTAAAGTAGGTACCAGCCTTCATCAGCGAATCAGGGTGCTTCTTCAACTTCTGCTCCACGATAGGCGATTGCGCATTTTTACCATACACCTTGGAATAATGCACACCATCATTCTCGCCTCCTACAATTCTTCCTCTGTTATCGGTCTCCACAAACGGCACACCTCGTTTCTCTAACTCTTTTCTCAGACTTGGAGTAACCACATTCGAAGGCATAGTGATATTCTTGCCCTTGAACATATCATTGACGATAACATCAGCCACCTCGCTGTCAGGCACAATACGCACAGGCTTATCCCAACGAGAAAGCACCACTTTGCGCTTGCCTGTCAGCTGTCCTTGGATGATACCAGCCTTCCACTCTACTTCACCCACGGCATCCTTGGCTTTATCAGCCTTGTAGCCACTGGTCAGCTCGCTCTTTGGCACCTCAACCTCTACGGTTACGATATTAGGGCGATTCTGAGCCTCGCTAAACTGGTCATTCAGTGGAGTGCGAGAAGTATGAAGGTAAGGATTGTAAGCTGCCTTAAGCGACTTACCATTGCCCTTGTTAAGAGTAAACATACCCTTATCGTCTGCAAGCTCTGGGCGCTCGTCTGCCTGTTCCCACTTACCGAGTTCGATAGGTTCCACAAACTTGCCCTTCACCTTTGCAGCCATCGGTGGATAGAGTTTTCCATCCTCGCCTACCTGCATGGCACGATAAACCTTCACCGTATCTTCCTTATCCAGCTTCTTGATGGTCTCAGGGTCTTTCACGATGCTATAGCTAGCATCATTCCCATTCATCACGATCTGCTCGTCTCGGTTCACGTCCTCAGTCTCCTCAGCCAATGAGTTTCTGCGCTCCTCATCAGTCATACCCAAACGCTTCTCCACATTTCTCGATTCTACCTCACCTGCCAATTTTAGGTATTCTTTGTAAGAATCAAAGTCAGAGCGTGTACTTTCATTCAGACGGAAACGTTTGATGGCATCATCCATATTTCTATCTGCATAGCCACGTGCAAAGTAATTGAAACCCTTAATACGTGTTTCTTTATCAGGAAGTTCATCAGACATATCTAAATCCTTATATTCCTCAACAAGGGCTTTTTCTACCTCCGATTGATTATACTCACCTCCCATTTCCTTGGCCTTTTCTTCCAATTCATGAGCATAAGCACGTGCCTTCCACTCGTCTTGCGCTGCCTTAAATTCTTTTTCCATTTGTTCAGGTGATCCACCTTTGGCAAAACCCTCTATATACTGGATAGCATGCTGAATCTCGTGATTCAAAAGACTATTCATATATTTCAGTTCGTCAGCATGAATGGTAATGGTGTTGGTCTTTGCATTATATACACCATTTGAAGGCATATCATTCATAAAGTCATCCGTATCAATACGCACATCCTTCAACTGAGGATAAGCCTCAAAGAGTCCAGGCGCATCAATGACATCAGCAAGTTTACCATCATTCCAAAGCATAAAATCATCAAAACGCTTAACAATATGCCCACCGCCAATATCCTTCATATCCTTGATCTTGGCATCCGGCATTTCATATCTCCACTTGCCATCAGCACCACGTTCCCATCCGGTAGCCAGCTTGATAGCCTTGGCATCCTTCTTGCCTCGCTCCATCTCCTCTGCCACCTTCAAGTTATCCATGCGATAGGTCTTTTCTTCAGCCTTGTCAGCCTCTGCAGCACCCTTCTCACCACCAAACATAAAGCGAATATCGCTCTTGCGAGAATTGAAACGCTTAGAAGGAGGAATAACGTCACCCTCATCATCATAGGTAACAAGGTCGTTCAACTTTCTATTATTCTTGGCATTCTTGTATTTATACTCCTTGCCATCATCAAAGCCAAACTCGTTTGCGTCATTACCGTCCCACCACAGTTGAGTAGCCGGAACTTCGTCTTCAATGATACGATATTTGCCTTCCAGTCGGTTCGTTCCATGCATTTCTGCATATTTCTTAGAAGGAGTAACCCAGTCGCCATTACGCAACTTACCTTCCTTCACAGAAGTAGGAACGGCACGATAAACCTTCACCTTAACATCCTTCTCGCCATTCTTAATGGCATCAATAGCCGTATTGATGGCTTTCACAGATTCCAATCCATGAGGAGTGTTCTGCGAATAACGCTCAGGGTGAGAAAAGTAATCATCCGGCTGAGGAGTGTAACCCAAAGCCATATCCTCCAGGTTTACATCTGAGCCACTGGATTCCCAATCGTCACGTCTCGCCTTGTCACTTTCATATCCAGGGTTTCCCGGTGCAGCCCACGCGCCTACACCTTGGTATGCACTTTCGGTATCATCATAGCCCTTGCGTCTGGCAGCCTCATCAAGCATTTCCCTGGCTGTAGCATCATCACCCTTGGCAAGAGCATCCATATACTGCTTGTCAAGTTGATCATCAGGAATCACAGAAAGTTCCTCCAAGTGCTTTTGGCGCTTGGCCTCCTCTTCCTCAGCTCTCTTTCTAGCGGCTTCCATGGCGTTACGCTGCGCCTCCACCTGCTTCACGCGCTCCTCTATCATGGCATCAACGTCACCAAAGTTCTCCTTCAAGGCTTCATTTACAGGCTTAGTGTACTTAAGAAGTTCCTTTAAAGAGGAAATCTTATCTTCATTTGCCTGCAACAGATGGCGTTTGATATTGGCTCTGGCACGTGCAGCCTCAGCAGTAGAACCCTTCTTAATAGCATTGGCATACATCGCCACATCTGCCTCATCTACACCAAATTGCCGAGATACAGCCTTTATTTTATCCTCCACCGATAAATTTCCACCATTTCCCTTGGCGGTTTCGATATTATTTCTTATCTTTGCATCGCTATGAGGATTCAGGACGCTATCCTTTCCGCTTGGGTTATTTGCGGATGGAGTTAATGCCGAACCTTGATTCTCGCCCAAGGAATTAGAATCGCCTCTGAAACGATTCCATAGCACTTTTGATTCCGTCAATTCTTTCACAACTTTCGAAGGATCTATTTGATGTGCGCTAATCGCCACTTCCTCTTCACCCTGCTTTACTGTTATGGATTCATAGTTCAGAATCTTGTTTCCATCAGCCTTTTTAAAGGATTTGATGAACAGATATTTAGTCTGTCGTTCCGCACCTTCTTTTGGTGCAGACTTCTCCAGGATAACATCAGGACGTTCCAGGGTAGGCTTCAACAAACCAAATCTTTTGATTCGGTCGTTTCTTCCTGCCTTCTTGTATTGGTTTTCACCAAGTTTGATACTGCCAATAGGAGTAGTAACACGGCTATTCTTGCCAAATTCTTTCTGCCAGTTCTCTTCCGTATGCTCTAGAATCCGCTCTTGCTCAGCATTATCTGCCATCTGTTTACGCAAGGAAACGGCTTCATCCTTAGTCATACGAGACTTCACGTTGCGTGGGTCCACCCCATTCGCCAAGTCTCTCAACACAAGATTACGAATATCCTCCAAGGTCATTTTCTTAATGTCCTCAGGCTTCCACTTCGTAAATGTATCAAGAGTCCAATACCAGAACTTCTTCAACCAATTCTTTAATCGGTTGATGATAGTAAGCTCTTTAGCAGTGTCTAAAGGATTTTCCTTAATGGCATCCTTCGCCATCTGCTCCAAGATGGCAGCACCGTCCTCACCAGTCAAACGAGCAAAAGCCTCATCGCAAATCTCATCATCGCTCAGATGCTTATAGTTAGGGTCCTCCTTCAAATCAGCAAACAGTTGTGTCTGCTTGATCAGCTCATCGCCATGTGCAATAAGATCCGGATTCATTTCCTTGGCAGCAGTACGCCAAAGATGTTGATACTCATGGATAGGAGTATTAGGATTCAGATGCTCCTGGTTCAGCACAATCTCCTTACCATCAGTGTAGCCATAAACCACACCCTTGCCCTTCAAATACTGCACTCCCGGCTCAGCAACAGATTTCAACTGTCTATCCAAATCCTTATATTTCGCAAACAAGGAATCAAGCTTATCTTGATATTTTTCAAAGGATTTATTCCTGCAATCATTCCAAACATCATCAGGAATATCGTTTTCAGAATCCAGTCCATGCTCATCCATGTACTCCTTCATCAACTGATTTTGATACTCCACACGTTCCTGCCCGGTTAATTTATAAGCCTCCTCTGTTTCCTTCATCTGCTTCTTCAACTCATTCCTCTTATTGGTCAGCTCATCAATCTTGTATGGGTCAAACTCCGAAGGAAAAGAGCCAGTAAGCCCAGCCACATTGTCCTCAAAACTCTTATCAAGATTGAAAACCTTGTAGTTACCCCACATAAGTTTATTATAGTAAGAACGCTCCTTTCTAGCCAGTTCCTGCTTCTCAAAGTATTCCGGCATCTTAATCGGATTGCTCATATCCACCACGGCATACTGCTTCCACTTATCCGGGCGCAACTCCTTTGCAAAGTTATAAGCATTCTCGGCAGCCTTCTTCTCCTCTGGAGTCTTAATCTTAAATCTCATTTCAGGCTGATTCAGCAGCATGGCAAGATTCAGATTATCCTGCGCCTCAGCCACCTTCTCCATATCCTCATTGCTAACAACCTTCACCGGGATGCCAGCCTTCTTAAGCATAGTAGATACGGCATCATAAGCCACCTTCTGTGCCTCCGTCATTTCAGATGGCTCCACCTCCTTCACATCACGGTGGAAAGGAAGATTATCCTTTGCCTTCTTAGCCTCCTCAATATTCTCGTCTTGATTCTCATCAGAATTATATCTTTTACCTTCCTCAATTCGAGACTTGATGATACCAGCCACCTTTTTCACATTATTCATGGTAATCTGTGGCAGTACCGATATAGGATTCACATCACTATATTGTGATACATTTCGGTAGTCATTATCCAAAGGCTCTAATCTGTCTCTCCAATCACTGCCCTTGTCGGCATAAATCCAGCCATAACCATATTCCTTGAAGTCAACATGAACACCTTCAAGCCCTACATCAGCCAGAGCAGAATCCAATGCACTCTCAATAGCGTTAATAGCATCAGTCAAAGGCTTGATGAAGGCTCGCCTCTCGCTATATGATTCATCCTTCTTCTTAGCACTCTTTGCATACTCCAACTGCCCAGATAGATAGCCATGCCCAAGATTGCTTGCGAGCAGGGCATCAGTCAGTTCCTTCTGTGCCTTAGCAATAGCTTTCTTGTCACCGCCATTAACGGCATTTCTCAAAGCGTCAGCAAAAGGAGCAATTGATTTCGTTTCTTGCTTCAGGAACTCGGAATAAGCAGCAGCATTCTTACGCTCTGCCAAATCTTCCCTACGCTCATGTTCGTTTGCAGTCCAATACTCGAACTCCTCGTCCATGTTCCACAACACATCAGACACTTCCTTGAACTCCTCATCAGAAAGAGTCTCCAAGAGTTTATCCATTTCATGAGCAACATCAACTTCTGGTACCTCATTAGGATCTACTTCTCCCTGCTCCATCAAGTCCCAGTACTCCTTCTGCTCTTTTGCCAAATCCACAATCTTGTCAAAGGCTTCACTATGAGCACCGTCTTGCATCATTTCTTCCTCATAAGCAGCACGCTGTTCCTTCTGCACCATAGCATAGTCTGCAAAAGGCTTAGTCTTGCGGTCAGAAGACTCCAGCCACTTATCAAAGGTTGCCTTAGACACAGAAGTAACCTTACCAAGTCCCTTCCAGCCCTTGGAGTAGTTGGCAAGATAAGCCTCTGTAGCTGCCTCCTCAGAAGGATAGCCATACATCACCTTATGCTCATCGAACTCACCAGTCTCTGGGTTCACCTGGTCAACAACATAAACGTTACCATCAAAAGTATCAAGGTCAGCGGAATCATTGATGAACATATCAATATGGTCACCATCAACGCCAATTTTACCAAGAATATAGCCGTAAGTATCGTGCATGGTCACGCTCCAAGGCTTGCCCTGCTCGTCCTTACCGCTGCGAGTCACGCCCTTTGGTGTTTCTACGGTATAATCGTAGCCACCAAAGGACAAATGACCCTTTTTGTAATTGCCAGCCTTCTTCTGAGCCTCAGTAGGTTCGGTCTCAGTTTCGACAATGGCACTCTTTAAACGTTCTCCGAAGGATGCTTCTTGCGGTAGATGTGAGCCTCGAACAGCTGAGCCTTCGCCAGGTTCCATGCTGCCAGTCTCTTGTCGTCCTTTGCGTCCGCTATCAGAGCCTTCTCCAATCTCGGACTCAGAAGATGCTTCTCCGTTACCAACTTCTTCGCCTTGGCTATTTCCTTCATCAACTCCTCTCCGTGAAGAGTCGCTACCCAGGCTACTGCCTCCTCCATATCCTTCTTCATTGCTTCTGTCATCATAATCAGCTAATTCTGGTAAAATTGATTTGACATATTGTTTGTACTCTCGTTCACGATCCTCAATCTCCATCATACGGTCAAATTCAAGTCCATTGATGTGATCAAGTTCGCTTTCAGATGGCAAAGATAACTCTTTTTCGTGAATATACGATTTATATTTCTCAATTTCTGCCTGTCTTTCGATAATTTCACGCTCTTTCTGTGCCTCATAATACTCTTCCTCGCTTGCAAGTTCATCTTCTGCAGCTGCTATGCGGTTCATCAGAGCCACATTTTTCATTTCCTTCACGCTGTCATAAGACTTGAACATATCAAGAAGGGTATTACGAACATCCTGGTCGGTATATCCCATATCCTGCAAGTTTACAGGAAGGTCATTATATACCTTCACAGCAAATTCGTTAACCGACATACCAGTTCCTTTCTTGGCAATAAGATAATTGAACTTATTAGAATCATACCCCTTGCCAATACCAAACTTAAAATTACTCTTGCCCAACTCATATTGAAGAGATTCCGGATTCAAGCTATGAGGACTCAAAAATTCTGATACAGCCTCTTCAAGAGTCTGAGGAGTAAAGTCCGTAACATCAACAGAGGCATCCTTGTATATCTTTATTATTGCTCCAAGGTCATTCTTCTTGATAGCATCAGACACAAGAACCTTACGCTGCTCAGAAGGAGTCATACCCAGTTCCTCCATTTCCTGTTGGCTAACTTCTGTTTTATAAAGTTTGCTGAGTTTATTAGCTTGTGCCTTCAAACCCTTTGCTGCAACAGATAAATTAGTCTGCAGAGCCTCCAGCTGAGCCTTTGTAGTATTCAATTCCATAAGTTGGTTAGGCTCCAGCTCTGTTTCGCCATTGATATACTGATCCAGCATATCATTCACACCATTTATCTTGCGTTCCACATCCTCCTGGGTATGATAGATGTCCTTGCGCTGAGAGGTAATATAGTCGGTAGCCTCATCCATAGTTGGATATTGCTTCTTCAATTCCTTATCATCAAGTACGAGCACATGGAAATCATCAGATGGCACGATGGCAGTTTCATCAACACCAGCCTTCTCCACCTCAGCCTTGCGCTCCTCCGTCATTGCTTTCACCTCATCAGGAGTCATCACGCTGTTGCGGATAGTATTCCAGTTCTTGAAACGAGCATCAAGATCAGCAATCTGCTCATTAACCAGACTCAACTCATCTTCCACCTTCTTAGCCTTTTCCGGGTCAAGATCGGCATTTGTATCAAGCCAGTTCTGATATTCAGCAGCAATCTTCCTCTTGTTGGCAAGTTGCGTTTTGATGTCATCACGGCTGCCATTAACCAGATTCAAAAGTTTGCCATGGTCTTCACCATACTGCTCCTGCAAATATTCAGCAGCCACCTTTGCGTCTGTATCTTTTGAAGAATAATCAGGATGTCCCTCGCTCAATCCCACGATACCATCATTATATCGTTGCTTCTTTTCAGCCTCAGCCTGAGAAACTGCTTTCTGTTCACGTTCATCGTCCTCGCGATCCAAATGTTCATTGATTGTGTTGTCGAGCGCATTCTTGCGCCATGCTGCAAACTCCTCTTTAGATAGGGGAAGATAATCTTTGCCATCAGTAAGTACAATCTTTCCGTCCTCGCTATATCCGGCAAAGGTCATGTTGATATTAGCATCACCCTCCTCCATGGCAACTGTAACCTGGTCATTCGGTTTCAAACCGCTGCCATCAAACTGGCTGATAAACTGCTTATTTCTTGCATCTTTCTGCTGAGCCACAGCTTTCTCGATGTATTGATCAAGAGGAACAGGAGTGCCCTTCTCTATAATACTTGCTTTAGATACCTGCTTAATCATAGGCTGTCCCTGCTCATCAGGAACAACAACAAAGGCTCCACCATATTCGTTGTCTTTTTTCAGGAACACCTGTTTTCCACTATCCAAAGTAGCAGGAACTATGTTTCCGTCTTCCGTCTGGTATGGCCAGAGCTGTTCCTTCAAAGCCTCACCATAGCCATCATCGGCATGCTGTAGAGCATCAATAGCCCCCTTCTTGGCATCCATTGCCTCTACATACTTACTGATAGCCTCTTTCTGTGCTGGAGTCAAACTACTTGCACGCTGAGCCACAAACTGTTCCATATCTCTACCTTCATTATAGGCATTGGCTACAATATCAGGCATCTTCTCATTGTCAGCAAAAGCTCGCTTCAAACGTCCTGTAGCTAAATCACTATTATAATCGATAGCCTGCAAAGCCTCAGAATCCCCATTCTTATAGGCATTCTGTCCCATAACAAAAGCATCAGAGCCTGCAACCTTTGTCTCAGGACTTGCACCCTCAGCAGAAGAGTTTGAAACGTTTGCAGGGTTTGCAGCAACTTCTGCATCACTCGGAGTTGGTACGGATTTGGTACGGTCTTGGTACGAAGCAGGTCCCTCTGAAACTGGAGGCTCCTGGCCACCAGCAGAACCCTCAACAGGAGATACCGGGTTTCCGCCTTCAATCCTCTTCTGCTCATTACCATGTGAAGTATTATAGAGATCATCCATCGTCTGCTTCATTTCACGTTTCAGTTCGATGGAGTTGTAAAGCTCCTTAAGATAAGATTCCACCAAAGGTGCATATTTCTTATCTTTCGACTCCAAAGCCTTACGAAGTGTACCGCGCGCCACGCCATTGGAATCCTCAAACGTGTTGACAAACTCCCTCATCACAGAACTGTTCTCCAAAGCACTGTCATAATAATGACGATAGGCATTAATCTGCTTCTGCTCCTCATCAGTAAGGATAATACCCTTCTGCTGCTTATCCATGATTTCCTTGATGGCACCAGCATTCTGATGAAGATAAACCGCTGCCTTATCCTCATCTGTCAATTTCTCACCCATATTATATTTCTGGGCTGCCTTGTTGTATAAGCCTTCAAGATGCTCCTGCGTAAACTCATTGTGGAACTCACCTTCCAGCACAGAAGCCAAACCAAGAGTCTTCTCATACTCCAGTTTCTTCTCATCATTACGTGCAGCATCATGAGAAGAATACTCCTTGCGGTCGATTACGCCTCCATCCTTATTATAGGTTTCCAAATAGTACTTACCATCGTCACCTCTATATACCTCGCTATCAATAACAGGCGAGAAAGAAGAAGGTCGTTTGCCTTCTACAACTGCCATCATCTTAGCCTTCAACACCTCCGGCACGCTCTTGTCGTTCATCAGGTCCATATACTTCTTGGTAAGTTGCCCATCAAGTCGCTGGGCGTTTTCACCCACCACGGCATACTCCCCGATACCTACCTTCTCAAAAGCATCACGAAGACCATCATAGCCGAATCGCTTCAACTCGGCAATATCCTGATCTGTGAAGTCAAACTTCTTATTAAACTCCCTTGCGTCCTTGAATCGGGCATACTTGCCCACAAAACCAGGGAAACCAATAGACAAAAGATTAGCACCGCTCTCCAAGAAAGTTTCAACAGCCTCCTTACCTGTAGGCTTGAAGTTCGGATCCTGCGCCATACGCTCCAATATCTGCTGACCGGTCATAATACTGGAATCCGCAACCTTACCACCAACATCAGCAAGAATATTTGTAGCCAAGCCTCTTCCTTTACCTACCATATTAGCGATGGTTCCACCCTGCATGATGGCACCTACGGCACTCTGTTTAGTCACCTCGCCCAAAGTATTAGCGATAACCTTACCCACAGAAGGATTGTAAATCTTGCCATTCTCATCAAACTGGCCAGTACGATAAATCTCATCAATAGGCTTCGAGATTGCAGACTGACCACCAAAGGTAACAGCACCATGCACGGCTCCGCTCTTCAAAGCCGCAGCCTTACTCTTGCCGATAAGCACCTTGGCAGCTCGCTCTGCCATCTTGCGCTCCATACCTTTAGCCATCAAGTCACCAGCCAGTTTGCCCTCAGCCTTAGCCACCATGCTCTTGGTCAACTTGCCACCTGCGGCTCCAGGCAGCCAATAACTCCAGGCATCACCTGCAAAAGTCAACGCACCACTAGCCACATTCTCCCAGAAGCCCGGCTGATACTGCTGATTGGCAATATCTTCCAGCCAGTTCTGATAGTCCGTCTGCATAGCCTTGCGAGTAATCTTGCCCACAATAGTGTTACCCAAACCAGTCTTCATGATGTACTCAGCACTACCCTTAGGCATCATACCCTTAATTTCCAGCTGGTCGAGTTCATTCTTAAGAACAGAATTGATCATCGGCTTGAACTGCTTAGGATCACCAGTCATACCGCCATTCAAGCCATATCGCTGCATCACCCTGAATGCAGCATTGCTCATATCGTTCAGGAACTCCGGATTCCGGTAGAGATTGCCAAACTTCTTCTGCAAACCAGAAAGCACCTTTGCTGGATCCTTAGCCTCGTTTGCCTCATACTGAGCACCAAGTGCTGTACCCAGACGAAGATTAGCTGGAATATACTGACTTCCTTCCATTCCCTCTGTAAATGCCTTGCTACCTGCCTCCTGAGCCTTGTTGTACTCATCCACTACAGATGGATTCACATATTTATTAATAACGCTAGAAAGAGCCTCATTGATGTCCTGGTTCATCAGTCTGTCCTGCACATGCTCATCGTGAGCATAGAGACGAGTGGCGATACCCTCAGCGATGTCACGATAGTTCTGACCATACTTCTGCACAAGGCTCTGCACCATTGCTGGCTTCAAGAATTGAGCCACATAGTCATCATAACTGATACCCATGCTGTCTGCCTCCTGCTTCAACTTATCCTGCACGCCATGGCTATACCATTGCGCCCCGATACTCTGCTCAGCATCCTGCACCGTATCATCAGGCAAAGAAGATACTACCTGGTTGGTAACGTCCATGGCAGAACGGTTGGCATATCTGTACAAAGCAGGCATCACCATATTCACTGCCTCCTCATTGCTATTGGCAGTACCATCAGCCAACAAGTCGGCAACCATATTCGCAAAGTAATCGCCCTCCTTATCCGGTCTCTGCTTCCAGTTCTCAATATAGTTGGCAAGTTTGGCATCCATCAACCCCTCATTATTCACCACACCAGTTGGTGTTGTAACAGGAGCCGTATTAGCTGATGATGAAGAAGAAGCTTCTTCCTTCACAGGCTTTTCCTCACCTTTTACAACAGGCTGAGAAATCGCTGGCGATGGCTGATATGTTCCGTTGCTCGTCTGAACACCAGTAGGAATCATATCCAAAACTTTTGCTATAAGCCCAGGCTCCTTGTCTGTTGTTTCCTGTTTCTTTGCTGGTTGAGCCACCTGCGGCTTAGTCTCAGTAGAAGCCTTCTGCCCTACACTCTGAGTCGTAGCAGAAGCATCTACCTGCTTACCACCACCAGAAGTAGATGGAGCTGGCTCCAGCACCATCTTGTCAAAGTCTGCCTGTGTTCCCACATCATAGCCCATGTTCTTTGCCTCATTGTAGTACCAGTCACGATCTTCCTTGTTGTTCAAGTCCTTTTTAAAGTCATCATAGCTACCTACCTCATAGCCATTGTTCTTGAACTCATCATAGAAATACTTTCTGTCTCGTTCGTCAAACATATCTTGATTATTTAATGATTATTACTTTCTTCTCGATGGTGGAACCTTACTTCCGCCTCTACGTGAAGGAGGTACTTTACTTCCACCTCTACGTGAAGGAGGAGTCCGGTCATGCTTCATCTTTGCCCTAGCGTAAGCAGATGCCTGCTGTCTGTTCTTCTCGTTAGCCCAAGTGCCACCTCTGCCATCATTACCACCGATTGCCATACCATTGTGTGTAGCCCATTCATTCACATGTTTCTTGAAAACAGGGTCATTCACATACCTGGTGTTGAAACCATCCGCCTCCTTCTGGTTAGCATTCCTCTGATTCTGTCCCTCTGTTTGCGAATTGATATGCTTAACTTGCGCTCCCTTAACGTTAACGCTAGCCTTATGATCAGCAGCTCCGGCATTGGCATTATTAGTTTGAGCATCAAGTAATTTTCCCTTCTTGTCTCTCAAAGCATCCTCAGTCTCTTTCTTTGAAACATTCAAGTCTGCAGCTGTAGAATGTTGTCTTGCAGATTGAGTCACTTCATCGACCTTTACAGGAGTGAGAGCATCCGTTTGGTTCTTCTGTGATGCACGATATTCAGCTAGTTTCTCATTTGCCTTTGCAGCAGCCTCTGCCTGCATCTGTGCCTGCTTGTCTTGACGGTCCTTCCAGATATTCACCATCATCTGGTTATATCCCTTGGCACGAAGAGCCTCAGTAGCCTCTCTTATCTTGCGTTGGCGGTCGGTAAGCTCTTGTGCAGATTCTATTTTTTGCGATGGAGCACCTTGAACTGTACCAAAAAAGTTACCCAAGTGCATAAAAAGATTTCCCCATTGTTCCCATTTTGCTTTCCTCTCCGCTTTCTTCTTTAAGGCTTCATTGGCTGCTACGGTTTTATCTCCATCACCCAGAGTATTGAGCCATGGCAAAAAGACTGACCAGTTTCCATCACCATTCTTCTGGTAGTCCCTCATAATGTCATAAGGCTTCATCTGCTGCAAGATAGGATTCTGTTCTATCTCGCTATAAGGTCTACTCCAGTCAATCTTGATACCCTGGTTAGGCTCCACCTTGGTAACTTCCTCGGTTGACTGCTGGGCAAAAGATTCCTTGCCACCATTCCCAGTAATACCGGTCGTATCTATGTCTGTACCCTTTCCCGGTTCTGTATCAGTTGTCTGAACAGGTACTGCAACCTCCGGCTTCACCGCATTATCATCAGGGAAATCAGTAATAGGAGTTGCTGCTGTTGCCGGACGTTTAGGAGTTAAATCATCCAATATAAATCCCATAATTACCTCCTTCCTTAAATTGGCAATGCACTTGCAGCTCCAGCCAATGCACCAGTGGCATCTGTAATCCCCTGTGCTGTAGAAAGAGCCTTCTCCTTTTTGGCAGTGGCGATGTAGTTAGTCATCTGGTCTATCTGCGAATCAGCAGTATTCCACACATTTTCTTTGGTCTGAGCACCTTGCACAGCCGCCTGCTGCATGATATTACCCACCTGCTCCTGGGCAGCCTGTTTACTGAGCGCAACCGCTTCATCAGAACCGCCACTAACAATATTGGTGTTCTTTGCGGTTGCTGTTGCATTATCCAATACCTTCTGGGCATTGGTTACGGCTACTTGATTTTCCGCAGATTGAGTAGGGTCCTGATAATACAAGTTATCACGATGATCCTTCACCTGTTGCATACGGTCTTGAAACATGTTGATATAATCATTATATCCCTTGTTTCTTGCTTTAGCTGCTAAGGAACCGCCTACAGCAGAGATTGCACCACCTAAAAGTCCGCCAGCAGAGCCTTTAAGCCCTCCGACAATTTTTCCAATTAATCCCATAAAATTCGAATTTTAATGTTTAAACTGGTCAAAAGTAATGCGTTTTTCTTACCTATCTGTGATAAGTTCCGCAGCTTGAACACCAAGTTTCGTAATTTCTTCCTATATTTGCACCCGAAAACTATCAGTAAACATTAAAAATCAATAGAATATGGCAGTAAAACAAGACAATAATAATGAGCCGAAGCCAAAGAGGAAGAAGACTGGCGGACGTAAGGCTGGCACACCTAATAAGGTTACCAAAAGTGTTCGTGAGAGCCTACGTGATGCCCTTACTGGCTACATCAATGGTATCAATGAGAAGAACTATTCACTTTTCACGGATCTCATGCAGATTGACGAGCCTGCCGGACGTCTGGCGATGGTGGCAAAGTTCCTTCCATACGTGGCTCCAAAACTCCAGTCTGTATCGTTCAATAATGATGAATCCAGAAACTTATCTGTAGAGGAATCTTTCATGCAGTTGGAAGAGAAATTTGAGAAACAAGAAACCACTATCAACATCAAAAATCTCAAAATTGTTAATAATAGCTAATTATAAAAAATGGGTAGCCCTCTCTAAATTTTCTTCAACTTTAGAGAAGACTACCCTTGACTTGGTTATCGAGCAAAAACGCTCCATTTTAACTTATATTGTGTCAATTTTAATCTGTATTAACACAAAATAGCTATTTTATGTCCCTGACTCGTTCAAAGTACTTCGTCTGGTTCTTGGTGATATTCTTCACCTTAATCTGTATCGTGCAGTTCTTAGGAACAGTATCATTTATGCTGACCATGAGCTGCTCTATTATCTCATCTGTGTTCCGATAGCCCTTGCCATCCACATGAGCCACAACCTCACCCATAAAGTAAGCATCAGCACAGAGTTCAAATGTTTCTTCCACCTTATCGAATACAGGCACATGATGTTCCTCCAGGCGTTTACTCTTGTCATTAGTGAAAAATATCTTCTCCACTACCTTCTCATTTAATTCCCATGCTCTAGAGAAATCAGGTTTCACATAGCCCATGGTAATCTTGTGGGTACTTATATGGTTCATAGCAAAGCCTATCTCTTCATAATTGGCACCAACATCATTTTGGGCTATTGTAGCCCAGGTATGGCGAAAAGTATAAGGTGTTATCTTCAAATCAACATCCTTCAAGGTGTTGATACAGAATTTCTTCAGGAACAGACACAAATTACCATCCATCGACCTGCTACATCCATAGCTTTTATGGAAATTAAACAGATATGGGTCTTCTTTATCTGAAAGATACTTAGTCATCGTAGGTATGAGCATATCAGGTACTTTCATTTCTATATAGGCTTCATCAGCTCTAACCGTCCGTGTCTTTTGTCGCTTATAATGCAAAATACCATCATAATAATCAACCTTTTTCATTTCATACAGGTCAGCCACATTAATTCCAGCAAGACACAATACCATCTTGCACACATCCACAGCCAAACATTCGGTCTTAGAAGAAGGAATTACTGAAAAAATCCTTCTGCAATCTTCCATCAAGATAGCACGCTTTTTGGGAATAGCATGCTTATGATACTCAACTTTAGTCCAAGGATTCACCTTTATCCTTACGATGTCGTTATCATAATCATTATATTTAGCCACACCTGCCTTGAACATTTTTTTTAGAAACTGAGGATAATAAGATTTCTTTGCCTTGGAATCCTTCATACTATCTATCCAGCCTTGCACAAGTTTGGTGTTCAATTCACTAAACATCACTTTCTTTGAACCACAATATTTTTCTATACTATTCAAGGTATTGTGATAATTTACGAGAGACTGAGGCTTCAATGTTTCAGACAATTCACCAATGTATTCTCTAGCGAAGTCAGAAAAACACACATCTGCATCATTTTGCTCCAGATAGTCCCTAACCTGTTCAGCACTCCAAGAACGGATGTCTAGCTTATTTAGCTTGAACATCCATTCTTCAATAGTTTGGTTCAGCGAATTTAGCACAAAGGAATCCCTCACATCATGAGAACCTTTCACGATGCCCTTCTGCCCCACCATCTTGCTCGTCTTGATATAAAGCGATCTACGATTGTGAGTCATTCGGATATACACTTGGTAAAAGCCATCAGATCTCTGATGTTGAACAACAATTTTAAATGTAGCCATAGTAATTTTATTTTCAAAGCAATTTCAAAACAAACGCTCTTGTTTGTCACGTTTAACGTGTCAAACGTTTCTAAAACACTATATTTGTGACTATCTAGGAACCAGGCATTTACGCCAATTCTCTAAATATCAAGCAATTACAAAAACATGCTCTCCAATTTCCAAACCAAATTCATAA